GGGTGTGGAGTGATGATAAGAGGATTGTACAGTTATTAAAGGTCAGTACGATAAAGCATCCTCAAGACAGGAAGAATTATAAATGGTCTAAAGGGTGGTTAAGAACTATTGTAGGTACGTTTCTTATCAGGGATAATACAGTTATGGATACTGATTTTAATAAGCATCCTAACAGATATACATTCAGCACTAAAATTAAGAACACATCGTCTAGAGTAAAAGAGCGTGAGAACTTAACTAAAAATGAGCGTATATTCTCCGTGAACGTAGCAGGTGGTATGGGTGCAGTTAAGTCTTATATGGAGGCTTATGAAGAAACCAACCCTGATAAGGCTAGAAAGAAAGCTATTGTATTATTAAAGCAGGAAAGAATTATGCAAGAAGTAGAAAGAAGTGTACTTGAAGTTTCTAAGACATTAGGTCTTGACCATGAGTATGTATTACGAAAGCTAAAATTATTGGCAGACCATAGTGAAGATGATAATATCATTTTACAGTCAACCAAGGAGATAGGTAAGATTATAGGAACGACTGGAATCACAGTCAAACAAAAGGAAGTTGGCGTATTTGGGGTTTTTCAGGGATTTAGTCCTGAGCAACTCGAAAATATAGAAAGGCAAAAACTAGGAGATGGAAATACAAATAGACAAATTGACGTTGGGTCAGACGATTGAAGCCTTGAAAAAGACTTCTGAAGGTTTAACACAACTAGAAATAGAGTACCCAGATAATTATATTATCAGGAAGATTATGACAATGAAACATCTTGTTGACCATCTCGATGCAAACGAATTAGTGATTGATGAAGCAGATTATTATAAAAATTAACGTGCCGTATGCTTTAAGTACTACGACCGTTTCATATAAACATATGGTGTTCTACAAAAAATGATAGCTACAAAAAGGAAGATGAAAAGGAACGAGTTAATAAAAAGGGTACAAACTTTAGAGTATGTACTATCTAATGTAATTAATAATGCTAGAAGTTTAGAATTAGTTATAGATTATTATGTTGAGATGAAAGGTGATGTTAAGAAATTTGAAAAGTTTTTAGATAAGAAACAAGAAGATGGAAACAGCACCGAACCTGAATCTAAATAATGTTACAAAAGCTGAAGAAGTATTTGAACTAGCTAGTAAAGATTTAATATCTTTTGGAAAACTGTTCTTACCCGATGACTTCATGCGGAGTGAAACACCCCCTTTCCACTATGAAGTAGCAGATAACATAGATGACCCTGAAGTAAAGCAACTCGCTATAATCCTTCCTCGAGGTCATGGGAAGACAGTTTTAACCAAGGCTTCAATACTAAAAGACTTTTTATTCTGTCCTTCTGATGATATGCTTTTCTATGCGTGGGTATCAGCTACTCAGAAGTTATCAGTAGGTAATATGGATTATATTAAATATCACCTTGAGTTTAATGATAAAATAAAATATTATTTTGGTGCAGTTAAAGGAAATAAATGGACAGAAGAAGATATAGAATTAAAAAACGGATGTAAGTTAATTAGTAAATCAAATGTTTCAGGTATTCGTGGTGGAGCTAAATTACATAAAAGATATGATTTAATTATATTAGATGACTTTGAACATGAAGCGAATACAATCACAAGAGATGCCAGAGACAAGAACGCTACTCTCGTCACTGCTGTTGTCTATCCCGCTTTGGAGCCTCATACTGGTCGGTTGCGTGTTAATGGCACTCCCGTACATCATGATTCTTTTATTAACAATTTACTTATTAATTATAGTAGGGCTAAGAAGGCTAAAGCTGATTTTGCATGGAAAATAATAACATACAAAGCGATTACGAAAAGTGGGAATGCATTATGGACAAGTTTCTTCCCAAAGACAAAACTAGAAGAAAAGAAAAAGTTTTATTCGGATTCTGGGAAGCCACAGAAATTTTATCAAGAATATATGATGGAGGTACAAAGCCTTGAAGACTCATTATGGACTAGAGAGCATATTAAGTATTGGGAAGGACGCTATGACTACGATATCAAAGAAAGCCAGAATTACTTGGTCATTAGTGGAGAAAGATTTCCTGTTAATACCTTTGTTGGTTGCGACCCTGCCACCGATATTGATACTAAGGAGTCTGATTTTTCTGTTATCATGGCTATTGCGATTGATTCAGAAAATAATTTATACGCTTTAGAATATGAAAGACACAGAAGTATTCCAACTGTAGGACAAAAATCTACTGATGGTGAAGTGATAGGAAGAAAGGGTGTAGTTGATTATATAATGGATATGCACCAGAAATATCATTGTATATCAAGTACAGTAGAAGACGTTGCTATGAACAGAAGTGTTTTTCAAGCACTAAATTCAGAAAGAAGGCGTCTAAATAAGTTCAATATCGCTGTAATACCTGAAAAGCCAGGTGGTAGGCAGAAGATAAATCGAATATACAGTGGTCTTTCGGGTAGATTTAGTACAGGAACTGTACATTTAAGAGAAAATATGTTTGATTTAATCAATGAAATTGTTACATTTGGACCTAGAATGGCTCATGATGATACCATAGAGACTCTTTATTACGCACAAAGGCACTCGTTCCCTCCCGATTTAAGGAAGAACGAAAGAGATTTGTCGTGGTATAAACCTAAAAAGAAGGCGAAGAATTGGATAGTAGCATAATAACAATAGGAGAATAATATGCCTCAGAAAACAAAGAAAAAACGTTCCCTTCTTGAAGCGATTAATCCTTTCGATAAGGAAAGTAAAGAACGAAGATTAATGCGCAAAGGCAGGAGAGCTGGCAAGAAAGCCGCAAAAGCAACAGAAGGAATGGTTGGTTTTGGTTCATCACCTGCTAAGAAAAAACCTGTAAAAGGACTTACTTCTGCATCAAGAGCTCGGAAACTTGGAGCTGCTAAAGGCACTAAAGTTCGTAGAGGAGCTGTAGATGTACAAAAAACCAAAGGTGGAGATTACGTTAAGTATCAGAAAGGTTCAAAATCGGCTGGAAAGTTTAAAGCTGCTTTTAAATCTGGATGTGCTGGCGGAGCAAAGTCTTTTTCTTGGGATGGTAGAAGTTATAGTTGTGCTAAAAAATAAGTGATTAGCATTAATCAAATGCGGTCTTTGATTGAGAGTACTTGTTCAAAATTAGGAGATAAATACTCAAGTCATGAGGCTGTTGAATTAGTTTTGGCAACTGGAATTGTAGAAAGCCGATATGAATATATTAGACAAATGGGAGACGGGCCTGCTCGCTCGTTCTGGCAGGTAGAGCCCGCTTCCGCTGTTGATAATCTAGCTCACTATTTAGTTCACAGAAGTAGTCTTATGCAAAAATGTGCAGAGGCTAGTCTTGTTGATTTAAAACATTGGCAGAATTATGATGAACAAGTATGGGCTGATATATTAGAAAAGAATATAGCAGCTGGTATTATTCATTGTAGAATAAAGTATTGGAGAGTTCCTAAGCGGATGCCAAATACAATAGAAGGCCAAGCTGATTATTGGAAAAAGTACTACAATACAGAAGGCGGAGCTGGAGACCCAGAACATTTTGTTGAATCAGTTAAAAAGTATTTAAGGTAATTAAATGGCTAGAATGACAAATAAGAAGAGAGCTGAAACAAATAAACAGCTTTGGGATAAAGCAAATTCATCTCATAGACAAAGGTGGCAGGTATTAAGTCAAAAAGGATATGACTTTTATTTAAACGAGCAACTTACTAAAGAAGAGACTGACTCTCTTAATGAAGCTGGAATGCCTACATTTACTATTAATAGGGTAACTCCTATTGTAGAGATTATGAAGTACTTTGTTACGGCTAATAATCCAAGATGGAAAGCTGTAGGAGCAACTGGAGATGATGTAGATGTTGCTCAAGTACATTCTGAAATAGCAGATTATTGTTGGTACTATTCAAATGGTAAATCAATATATAGCCAGGTTGTTCTTGATAGCCTTACTAAAGGTATTGGCTATTTTATGGTTGATGTTGATAGAGATGCCGATAGAGGAATGGGTGAAGTTGAATTTAAAAAGATTGACCCTTATGATGTATATGTAGACCCTGCTAGTAGAGATTTTTTATTTAGAGATGCTAATTTTATTTCAGTAAGGAAGAATGTATCTAAAACTCAGTTAATGAATTTATTCCCTGAGTTCGCTAATAAGATGAGAAAAGTTTCAGGTAACTCTGGTAGTACAAACTATTCACAAAGACCTTCAACCGATATGCAATCTATCCAACCTGAAGATATTACAATGGGTATAACTATTGAAGGTGAAGATGATGATATTGTACCATACTATGAAACATATTCTAAAAAGAAACATGCTTATAGAAATGTATTTATAAAAGTTCTTCCATCTCCTATTGAGATGCAACAGATAAGAGAGAATGTTGACGAACAGATGGCTGAATTTCAACAAGAAGTTCAAGTTCAATTAAAAGAA